CTCAAAGCGGGGGGCCGCCGTGGTTTTTGTGGCGCGGTCTTTGACGTACAGGCGACAGGCCCGCTCGTTCACAATGCCCGCGGGTTTATCGCCCCACCAATCGATCAGGGGCTTTAAGGCCCCTTTCAGCGTCCTTAACCCCTTAATCGTCATATCGGGCCCCTTTTCCTCAAGGTAACAGGCCAAAACGTCGCCTATGTAGCGTGCATCGGGATGACTTGGGCGGTTGTCAGCGGGTTTTTGGGCAAGGAAGCCTTGATAATACTCTCGTGCTGTCTCAGCATCGCTTGTGCCCGTGCTTTGGCGGCGGCGGCTGCCCCGCTCGAACCAGATGATTTCGAAAACGCTTCGGTCTTGCCGCCATTCAAGGCGCGGTCCTGTGTTTTTTCTGGGCATGTCTTTGTATCCTCTATATAATCGTATATATCCTTTTGGTGAAACCGCCACCGGCTGCCAATCTGAAAGGCCCTGAGGCGTCGTTTGCGTGCCAGTGTTTTGATATGGGCGGGCGTGGTTTTCAGGAACGCCGCCACCTCTTCGGGGGTGCAGATTTCGGGGAGGGTGGTGGTCATAACGTCATCCCCGGTAACAGTGGCTGCCCAACGTGGTTAGCGTAGACTTGCAAAAGGCCTGAGACCTCCAGCAGCTCGTTCCTTTTGGCATCGTCCGTCTGTATATCCATCAGTCTGATCAGGAGGCGCAGGGCTTTGATATTGTATCCGTCTCCCTTGGCGTTGTTGTAAACCGTGGCAATGTCGTCCCGAATGGCACGCATTTCCTGCATCAAAAACAGGATACGGTTTACAGTGGCCTTTAAAGCGGAATCCTCGGCATTTTCCGCCAAGGATCGCAAGCTGGCCGTCACGTCTTTGATTTCGTCCCCTGTGATGGTGATGGACCCCCCATCGTGGGAAATGGTTAAGGTTTCGCGCTCTAGCGTCATGCGGCCACTCCCTCTTGATCTTGTGACAGTTTGTCGTGCAGGGCATCGACACCGCCAAAGGAAATTTCAATCCCACTGTCGGTGTATTCCCCATCAATAATCGGGCCCCGCTCGTTGGATTCGTCCATCACAACGGCGCGTTGGATTTCCAAACTCACGGGCAGGTATTTAAACAAGCGACGCAGGGCGGTTTTTTTGGCCATCTCCTCAAAATGCGTCACCCATGGCCCTTTATTGCCCGCCTTGCTTTGTTGGCGCACCTTTTGGACCTCGGACACGCTCAACACGTCAAACTGGGTGCCACCGCCAGCCAGTTGGGCCACGGCATAGACATGGGTCAAAGCCCCCCGATCCCCCGCCGCAAAATTGGGCTCGTGGATCAATTCGGGGTTGAGGCCGTAAGCAACACGGAATTTGTCGTTGCTGTACACCGCGCGGGCTTCAAGGCTTTGGATTTGTCCCGACCGACGGGCAAGGTCCAGCAGGCCCTTGTACCCAATAATCAGCTGCACCTCTTTTTTGCCCGTTTTGTTGTTGTCAAAGGGGATCAAATACGCATGCCCCAAAACACCCCCGGGCTCCAGTCCCAGCTGGGAACATTGCATAATGGCGCCCAAAAAACTGGCCTGATCACAAAGGCTCAGCTGTGGATTTTTGCGGACCTCTGTTAAGGCCACGCGGGTCATGCGATCCGCTGTCAGGTGTTTGGGCAGGCAACGGGCAATTTCAGCTTTCATGGCCTCTAAAACGCTTTGCAGGTTTTTTGATTTTGTGGCAATGGCGGTGGATTCAGTCATGGTCTGTCTCTCTTTCTTTGTTAGGGGTTTGTTTTTTTAATAACCGTAAAAACTGGTGAGCGTTTTTTAAAAACTCTCTAAACCAAATTTTTGCAGACATTTGCAGCGTGTGCTCTTGTTGTATGGGTGCATTTAGCTTTGATGCCAAATACATAGCTATTGTTGCCGCTAAAATCTTGCGTTCTGCCTCTGGGTTGTGCTCACAAAGTGCGCTAACTTTGATTAAAAAATAACAGCCATCACTGGCAAGAAATTCAGCACATTCTTTGCTTTGCAAATCCATAATTTTAATCTCTTTCATGTTGTTACTTCACAAGAAACCGCCGCGTTTCGCGGGGTATTTTGTACGTTTCCGAAATTGCGGGGTAGTCGTTGGCAAATTTCTTTTGATCAAACACCTTGGACGTGCTGTTTTTCCACGTCGCAAGGGGTCTGCCTTCCCACGTCAAAGTCGCGGCGTTGCCCATCTCGGCCTTGATCTGGATTTCCAACTCTTCGGCCTCTTTCGTGATGCGCTTTAATTCATCACGGCGAACCTTCAGCTGCCCACACAATTCGGACAATTCGGGGCTGGCCTCTAACGTCAACCCATCGTCGCCGCGTCGAAACAGCCGGTCCACGTCCGTCAATTTTGTGGGGGCAGGGGGCTGTTTCATGACAATGTGGTTTTCCCAAAACAGGCGGCCCCGCTCTAACAACATGGCCTCCAAAGGGGCCTGACGTTCAACCACGTATTCCCGAATGGTAGCCGAGCGCATAAACATGGCCACGATGTGGGCGCGTGGCAGGTCAAAGATGGACAAATACCACAAGACTTGCGTTAAGTAGGAATCAGGCACGCGGTCCGTACCCTCTTCCCCAAATTGATACTCTGTGGGGGAATTGGGCCAGACGGTTTTAAACTCCACAACGGCCTGTTTGGGCACCAAGGCATCCACGTTGCCCAAGGCCCATTCATACACCGCATGGCTGCGCTGCTCGGGGTGATCAAGGGCCACCTTGTGACGCACGGCATAATCTTGCGCGATCAAGGGCTCCATCATGCTGCCCCAATACGCTTGGGGCGATGCGCTGTAGGGCTCAGGGGCCAGTTTGGACAGGTACACATCCACAGGCGTTTTGTAGGGTGACAGGCCACAGATGGCCCCAATGTCACTGCCCCCAATACCGTGGCGGCGGGCGTCAATTTGTGCGGGTGTTAGCATGCCGTTCTCCCTTGTTATTCGTTACTGGCCAAAACCGCCGCATCCACCGCCAAAGGATCAACCCCCGTGGTGACTTCGCCGTCGTTACATAACACCGCATTGTTGCCGGCACGTTCGCAATCGCTGGCGGCCATGGCGGCGGTGGATAATGTCAAAACCAAAAAGATCAAACGCATCATCGGGCTTTCCTTTCCAAAACAGATACTCGGGCTTCAAGGCGCAGATACGCCCTGCTGTTTTCAACGCATTGATCATGCAAACGCTGAATGGCCTCGACCTCTCTTTGCTCTTGGCGAATGGCAAAAAACTGCCACAGCACAAGGCCAAAACAGACGATGTATAAAATGATGATGGGGATGGTCATGGTTGGCTCCTTAGTACGGATTCGCCATTTTAAAGGCTTTTTTTGTTGGTTTTGGTACTAGCACCATAGTACGCCTAGTACTAAAGCGCAAGATGTTTTTTTGCAAAAATGAAAAATAAATCGCCCCCGTAAACAGGCGTTTGGGCTTTAAACCAAAAAATCCAAAAGGAAAAAATCAAAAAGGCCTTAACAGCGGACGATAAACGCCACAACCTTGCCAAGGATTTCGGCCCCATATTTTGCGGGAATGGGGTCATAATCGTCCCGCGTGGATTTCGGCTGGAACAGTTTTAGGGTGTTGTCCCAAATCTTAAAGATCACTTCCCCGTCTTGCAGGGCCACAATTGGCTGTTTGTGCAGGGCCTGTGGGTCGGTTTGTTTTGGGTCCACGATGATGGTGGACCCGTCGGGGGCCACCTTGTCCATGGATTGCCCCTGCACCTTTAGGGCGAAAAAATCCCCGCGTTCGGTGTCAAAGGCGACGGTTTCATAGTCGGTGAGATCATCAAAGGTGATCATGGGATCCCCCGCATTCACAACCCCACGAATGGGGACGTGACGATAGGGAAAGGGGTGGGCCTTAAAAATCAATTCGGAAAGGCTAACGTCCAGTGCCTCGGCAATTTTCTCCAAAACATCAATTTTCATGGATCGGGTTTCCATTTCTAGTTTCCCGACAATGCTTTGTGACATACCGATTTTATCCCCCAGCTGTTGCTGAGTTAGGCCCGCGTTGCCTCTCAAAAGACGAATGTTTTTTCCAATATCAATTTTCATAATAAAACAAAATACATTATTTGACGCGGCTTTGCAATTCCCTATTGACGAATTAAGCAAAGGGCTTTAGTACTAGGGGTACTATACAAGTCAACAAAAAGTCTTATGCACCTTCACGTCTGGCTACAACTGGCTCAAAAGAACTGCACGCAGTTTGCGCGGCAGGTCGGCATCAATCAGGCCAAAATGAATCGGTTTATTCGGGGTGTGGCTTTGCCACGCATGGAAAGCATCGAGGAAATTGAAAAAGTCACCGGCGGCGCGGTCAAAGGCGAAGATTTATTGATACATTGGTTACATATTCAGCGGCAAAAAAGAAAAGAAAAAGCCACCGCTGAGGGTCGTCATGAATGACCGTATAACCGCCTCCGCCTATAAAAAACTGATAAAAACCAAAAGCCGAAGCAAATACGGAAACACCCGCACCCCCTACAAAGGCCGCATGTACCACAGCCGCGCCGAGGCCGAATGGGCCCAGCGTTTGGACACCCTGCAAGCCAGCGGTGCGATCCTGTCGTGGCTGCCCCAGTGCCCCAAATTTCCCTTAACCCACGAAGACAGGCCCCCCACCTACACCGCCGACTTTTTGATCTTTCTGAAAGACGGTCGGGCCCTTGTGGCCGATTGCAAGGGCTTTGATACAGCCGAGTCCAAACTCAAACGCGCCATTGTGCAGGACAAATACGGCGTTTCGGTGTTCACGTCATGGACAGACCTGCAACAGGCCATCATGGGGGGCAGCCATGACGCATGAACGGTGCGCCCCGTATGAAAACCTTGTCCGGCTTCACGAATGGCTGTGCCAGCGTGCGGGCAGCGATGGGATCGCCGTTTACCGATTGCGCGACGCGCAGGAAACCCTCTCCATCACCAAGGATTGCCTTGCCCGCAGCCTGACCCGTTTGGCATTCTACGGTGCCATCGAAAACGTGTCCCGCGCCAGCGTGGCCACCATGTTGTGCCGCATCGATCGTGTCAGTCCTGTTTTCAACCCCATGGTGGGATCAAAAAAGGCCGTGAGGGTCACCCTATACCGGCCAGAAAAACAGGGGTACAGGCCCCTTCCTGAATTGACAGGCTACCGCGACCCCTATGAATGCTCAGGGCCGCTTCTCGCCCATTTAACGGGCAACGCAAAGACAGGCGATGTTGTGTCGTTCAACCTTGACGACCTCGCCGCCTTTGGACACCAAGACATCGTCATGGCCGCCCTGAATCACCTGTTTTTCAAAAGAAAGATTGCCCACATGCCCCCAGCCCAAGCGGGCAACCCAAAAAACTACACCGTTAAGATCATAGGAGCGTTCAAATGATCATTATCAGCCAAATTGCCCAACCGCCTAAAGGTAAAGATGCCAAGGAACTTATGCGTTTCATGCTGCAAAGCATGGACAGGGATCAGGACTACCATATCAAGTTTTTGGTCGGATGCATGGACCACCTTTACCGCAAAGGCAGCCTTACCCAAGGCCAAATGAAAGCCATCATCAGCATTTACGACGAATTCATGGACGGCATGCGGGTGCAATTCCCAAGCATCTTTGAAGACCCCCTGCCGCCCCCGCCAGAACCGGAAAGGCACACCGAGGGGAATGTGGTTTTTTTTAATAAAAACAGGGGAGAGGAGTAGCTATGACGAAGCATGACAAAGATACGCACCCAAAGCATGCGCTGAAAAAAATCATGGATCGTGGCCTGACAAGCCCCGCAAGGCTGGTTTTGTGCGCCTTATGGATTCACTCTGATAAATTAGGGGAATCTTATCCATCGATTGACCTGCTTTCTAAGGAAACACTCTTAAACAAGCGAACAATCTATAGGTGCATATCAGAGTTGAGAGAGGGGGGCGTTATCGCTGTCCGCGAAAACCTGAAGGGTAAAACGAACCTCTACAAGTTCCTATCTAAGAAAAGCAACGGTGACACACAGTCACCCCATAGTGACACTGTGTCACCCTATGATGACACACAGTCACCTATAAAGGGTGACACACAGTCACTAGGTTGCGACACACAGTCACCTGATGGGTGCCACAGTGTCACGGGTAGGGTGACACACAGTCGCTGCATATATAATGAAGAACACCCCAATGAACTCCCCAGTGAACACCCCAATGAAATAAGGGGGAAAGAAAAACGGAAAAAAGAAACACCCTACTGGGAACAAAAAACCTTTGAAGATGTTTTAGAGGAAGTCAAAGACAGACCCTACCTTGAGCGCATGGCCTATGCCGTTAAAGCCCACCCCATGGTCCGTGACCTCTACAAGGATAGTTTTATCACCGCCATCGACAGCATCGGTTACGACATCATGGACGATTTCAAAGCCGAAGCTGAGAGACGAGAACGCGCAGGAGAGCCCTTAAACGACTGGCATCGCGGCGTTTTAAGCGGTGACTGGCGGTATAAAGATATAATCTTGGGGCATTACCAGCACATGCAAAACGCGGAAAAACACCTTTTCGGCGAGCCCATAGACCCCGAAGCCTACAGAGAATTTGGCCACTATTACGATAGAGTTTTTCCTAAATTTGAAAAGCAAATCAAGGATTTATTTCTAGACCTGCCTGTTAGGAAAAAAGACCCCCAATGGAAGGATTATTTCAACCGACACGGAGACGGACCATGGACATATCGCAAATACACACGCTCGTAGGAGGCCGCTATGGAAGCTTTAAGACAACTTGCCCAGCCTGTTCCCATCTACGGAAGAAAAAACATGACCGATGCCTCTCAATCACCCGAGACAACGACAAAACCGTCTGGTTCTGCCACAACTGCGGCGAGAAAGGAGGTCATGGAGACTTTCCTGATAGCCAGAGAGCTCGACCCAGAGATAGCGCACAAGCTTGGCGTGAGAGGATCAGAGGGGCGTATTAACTTCGCCTACGTCAAAAACGGCAAAAAAATCTACTGGAAATGGCGGGGGATCAAAGAAAAAACCTTCGGATGCGAATCAGGGCACACACCGTTTTTCTGGAATTTTGACGTTATCCACGACAAAACCATAAACCAACCCCTGCTGATCACGGAAGGCGAGCTTGATTGCGTTGCCGCCGTCCAATGCGGGCATATCCGCTCCATTAGCGTCCCCAACGGGTCACAAGGGGAAGGGGCAAAACTGTCCTACGTCGACGAAGTGGAAGGCGTTTTATCCAAAGAGCGCGAAATCATCTGCGCCTTTGACGATGACGAAAAGGGCAATGACCTCCTTCAAGCCTTTTCCAAGCGATTCAACAGGGTGCGTATCCGTTGGATCAAATACCCGCATGGCTGCAAGGACCTGAACGATGTTTTAAAAAACCACGGGCCTGAAAAAGTCCGAGAGGTTATCCAAAAGGCCCCGATATGCCACTCTTCAGGCGTTTACAGCATGGAAGGCTTAACCCCAACGCCCTACCAACAGCCTTTTGGTATCGGCATAGAGGGGTTTGAAGAGCACATGAAAATCCGTTTGGGCGATTTTTCCATCTGGACGGGTATTCCTTCCAGCGGGAAATCCTCCTTTCTCAACGATGTCGTTTGCCGCCTCAACAAAGGCCACCACCTTAAAACCGCCTTTGCCTCCTTTGAGCAACACCCCACACAGGATCACCAGAGGGCTCTGCGAACATGGCACGGAAGAAAATTGGTCAAGGACATGACCCACGAAGAAATCCAAGCCGCCGACAAGTGGATCAATGGCGCTTTCCGGTTTATCTACCCCAGCGAAAACGATTGCGTCACCCTGTCATGGATTCTGGAACGCGCGGCATCCTGCGTCATTCGGGAAGATTCCAAAATTATCGTTATCGACCCTTGGAACGAAATCGAACATGACCGACCCCGCGATATGACCCTGACGGAATACGTCTCAAGTGCCATCCGTGAACTCAAGCGTTTTGCCAAAAAATACCAAGTCCATGTCGCCGTCGTCGCTCACCCTGCCAAAATGCAACGCGGCCTTAACGGCGAAATCCCCGTCCCCACCCTCTACGACATTTCCGATTCAGCCCATTTCTACAACAAGGCCGACCTTGGTGTCGTCGTCCACCGCAACAAAGACGGCAAATCCTTCGTCCAAATCGCCAAGTCCCGATACCACACCGAAATCGGCAAGCCCGGCATCGTGGACGTTTCCTACGACCTAACCACAGCGCGATTCCAACAAGTGGATAACGACGTCCTAAAGAGCAAAAAGAAATGGTAACATTATCAGATGTTTTGGCGAAAATCCTTTACGAAATCGCCCAAAAAGACCCCGCCAAACAAGAGGCCCGAATGGCCATCTTGCAAGACATGGGCATCCTACCCCCCAACCCAACCCCGAAAATTTGACCAAGGAGACAAAAAATGAACCACACCCTAACGACGCTACCAAAAACATCCCAAGTCCTGTGCCTTGCCCTCCTGAAGAGGAATGACAGCTATTCTACGGCGGAGATAGAGCACGCCATGTATGCCTACCAATGGGCAGCCTTCCTTTTTCAGAATGAAGCCGACTGGGCAGAATATGCCCTCACCCGTTCCCGTGAAACCCTCCACCGCATCCCACAAGAGGCATAAGTCATGGCCAAATCCCAGACCTTCATCACCGTCAAAAGCAACATCGACGGCGTTCTGGCCCAATTCGATCAACTCACGGATGAGTTTAAGGGCAAAGCCCTAACCCGTGCCATGAACCGTACAGGGCAACGCTCACGCACCATCATGACCCGCGAGGTGCGTAAGGAATACAACGTCAAAGCCACCGACATTAAGAACACCATACGCATCAAGCGTAACTACCTAAGGAACACCACGAAGGGCATTGTCAGCATCATCCTCGAATCCAAAGGACGACGCCTGCCCTTTGGTTACTTTGCCCCCAAACAGAACGCCGTGGGCACCAGCGTCAAGATCAAGAAGGCCCGCAAGATGATCCCCTCGGCTTTTGTCACCCAATTGCAAGCTAAGATGGCCGTGGCTAAGCGCAAGGGCAAGAGCAGGTTACCCATCGATCAACTTTACACCATCTCTATTCCAGAGATGCTCAACGCCAAGAACGTGAGGGACGCTGTCCTTAAAGCAATACAGGAAGAGCTCGACAGCAGAATCATGGCAGAGCTTAACTACCGTGCCCTCAAAGCCGCGGGCAAGGTGCCGCCTACCCGAACCTACGGCAGCGCAAAGAAGGTGTGGTAGTATGACCAAGTATTTCCATCAACTTATTGATTATAAAAGAAATAATGGGTCCTCCCCAGCCATTTCGCCGCGGCGGGTATATCACCGCGAAAAAAATTTAGCCAGTGAATTCAAGGGGGGTTAAAGGTATGACCTTGGTTTCACAGGCAGAATTCGCAGCTATGATGGGCGTGTCGTCGCCAGCGGTGTTAAAGGCCATCAAAGCGGGTCGGGTGAAATCGTGGAAAGAGGTGGGTGGCAAGGTTCGGATTGACGCGGAAAAGGCCAAGGCGGAATGGATCGCTAACACACAAAAGCGCACCCCGATTCAGGAAGAGATGCGGGGGGTGCAGGGCCCTAGCATCAATCAAAGCCGCACCATTTTGGAGGCCTATCGGGCCAAGATGGCCAAGGTGGACTATGACGAAAAGGTTGGGACGCTGGTGTTGGCGGATACCGTTAAGAAACAAGCCTTTGCCAGCGCAAGAGAGGCGCGGGACCGATTGATGAATATCCCCGACCGCGTAGCGGGGCTGGTGGCGGCGGAAAGCAGCGAGCGTGCGTGTCATGAAATTTTGATGCAGGAAATCAGGGCAGTGTGTGACGAATTGTCACGGGCTGGGGACGATAAGGGGGCGTTATGATGCAAGATGGGGCGGTTTTGTATGATGAATTTTACCGTGAAGGGTGGCGGCCTGATCCTGATTTGACGGTGTCGCAGTGGGCGGATACCTACCGCTTTTTGTCCAGCAAGGGGGCCAGTGAGGCGGGGCCGTGGCGGACGTCTCGAACGCCGTACCTGAAGGGCCCTATGGACGATCTTTCGCCGTCAAGCCCTGTGCAGCGGGTGGTTTTGATGTTTGCCAGTCAGACCGGAAAAACGGAAACGGGGAATAACTGGCTGGGCTACATCATGCACTTTGCCCCCGGCCCCATTCTGGCAGTGCAGCCCACGGTGGATATGGCCAAGCGGCTATCCAAACAGCGGATCGCCCCTATGATTGACGAAACGCCAGCCTTGCGCGGGTTGGTGTCGGCCCCACGGGCGCGGGATGCCAGCAATACGATGCTGGTGAAAGAGTTTCGTGGCGGGTTTTTGATTATGACGGGGTCCAATTCGGCCAGCGCGTTGTCGTCCATGCCGGTGCGGTATCTGTTTTTGGATGAGGTGGACCGCTACCCCACCGATGTGGAAGAGGAAGGCGACCCTGTCCTGTTGGCAGAGCGACGCACCAACACCTTTTCACGGCGGAAAATCCTGCTGACATCGACCCCCACAATCAAGGGCCTTTCGCGTATTGAAACGGAATTTAAAGCCAGCGATCAGCGGTTTTATTTTGTGCCCTGCCCCCATTGCGGGCATGAGCAAACCTTGGTTTGGGCAAGGATTAAGTGGCAGAAAGAAAACACCCGCGATGTTTGGTATGACTGCGAGCAATGCGCGGGCCGGATCGAGGAACATCACAAAACCGCCATGTTGGCGGCGGGGCATTGGCGGGCCACAGCAGAGGCGGAAAGCCACAAGACAGTGGGGTATCATCTGAATGCCCTGTACTGCCCCGTGGGTTGGCGGTCGTGGGCGGATATTGTGGGGGAATTTTTGGATGCCAAGAGCAACCGCGAGCGTCTGAAAACGTGGGTCAACACGGTGCTGGCAGAATCGTTTGATGATGAGTACACATCGGTTTTGGATTCTGACAATCTGGCCAGTCGCTGTGAATTTTACGACCCCATGACGGCCCCCGAGCCCGTGTGTCTGGCCACAGCGGGCGTTGACGTGCAGGACGATCGTCTGGCGGTGGTGATTCGGGGCTGGGGCGCGGGGGAACAATCGTGGCTTATTTACCACACAGAGATTTACGGGGACCCCGCCCTGTCCAACGTTTGGATTCAACTGAAATCCCTGCTACAGTCCCCGATCCAGCACGAACTGGGGGCGACCCTGACCCCCCGCATTGTGGCCATTGACAGTGGGGGACACCACACGCAGCAGGTTTATGCCTTTTGCCGCGATCACAAGCGCACCTTGGGGGCCGTGGCGATCAAGGGGCAATCGCAAGCGGGCAAGTCCCCCGTGGGGCGGCCTGTGAAAGTGGATTTGAACTACAAGGGGCAGGCGATCAAAAAGGGGGCGGAGCTGTATCCGGTGGGATCCGATACCATCAAAAGCACCATTTACGCCCGCCTGAAATCCGCAGAGGGCGAGGGGCAATATCATTTTTATCATGGGGTTGGGCCAGAGTATTTTAAACAGCTGACGTCAGAAAGACAGATCATTCGTTACCGCAACGGGTATCCCAAAAAGGAATGGACGAAAAAAAGCACGGACCGCAACGAGGCCCTTGACTGCGAGGTTTACGCCTACGCCGCCCTGCACGTCCTGTACATGCACGCGGATCGGACCCAGATTTGGAAGGTCTTTGCGGATCGGTTGCAGCCCAAGGCTGAGGCCACTGTTGCTGCCCCATCGTCGGCACCTGCCCCGACAAAGACCACACGCGCACCGGCCATCCACACGCGGCGCAGTGCGTTTACGGATCGGGTGTTGGGGCGGTAAAAAAAACTCTTTGCGAGCACAAGATTTTTTGTGTAAGGATAACACAACGGACCTGAAACATCCGAAGAAAGAGTGGGTAGGCACTAACCATAAAAAGTGCTAACTATGGCCGTTATCGGCCGGAGGCTAGTAGTATGTCCAAGGGGAAACCCTAAAGCTGCTAGGCCTATCTCTTTCTTAGGTGTTTCAACTCCGGCTTAAAAACCTGATGAAACAAAAGAAAAGAGATCATGGCCAACGTAATCCAACTTAAAGACAAACTTCAGTTTCAAAAAACCCCTCTTGAAATTTACAGCATGAATGGGGCCAACTGGCTGCAATCCCGTGACCTAGCAATCGCCTTGGGCTACAAAGATGAAAGTGGCGTCCGTCGTATTTATGACCGCAACCAAGATGAGTTTACAGAGGGCATGACCTGCACGGTCAAATTGACCGTTCAGGGTCAAAAGCGTGAAGTGCGCGTCTTTTCCCCCCGTGGTTGTTATCTGGTTGCGATGTTCTCCCAAACCAAAATGGCAAAAGCATTTCGCAAGTGGGTGTTGGACGTTTTGGAAACCTACGGACGGGACGTGAAGCCCCAACAGGAAATCACCCCCCCGACCTTCTACGCCAAGACCATGTTGGCGGATGGGACAGATAGCGAGGTTGCCACGCGCAATCAGGTGAAGCATTTGATCGGTCGGGCCACAAGGATGCTGGGGATTTTGGAGCGTATCGAAACCCTGATTTCCAGCGCAGAGGAACGGTCCATGAATCACAGTGTTTACTTGGATGTCATAGAAAGTCGGTTAAAAAGCGTGGACGAGAAAATCCGTGTCTTTGCGGTGGATTCCGACAGTATAAACCATTGTGACATGATCATGGGTCAAACCTTGGAGGTTATGATGCGTCATAAGGGGTACAAAGACAACGCAATACAGCGTTTAAAAGAAGAAAACGCAAAGCTTCGCAAAGCCATGGAAGTCATGGTTCGGAACAAGGCCATGGAATCGGCAGCGTAGGGTAGAACAAAGGTAGAGGAAAGTGAGAGGTGGGGGTAGAATTGTTTACCCCCTAAAAAGGGCCCCCCGAACCGTAGCCCGGGGGAGGCGTAAGACATGAGAGGCCTTACGGGATTCAGTACATATCATACTAAAAATTTATAACCCAATTGTCAACGTCTGAAATTATCATCGCCACCCCCTAAAAAAACCCTTGGCAGCGGTGTTGCCTACGCCATGCTGGGGGTATGAGTATCCCTAGCACCCTGATTTCCGGCGATTCTTTGACGTGGCTGACGGCGGCGGGTGTGGATACTGTCACCGGATTGCCGATTGATTCCGCCGCATATACGTTGGCCACAAGTTTTCGCGGATCGGGGGGCAGTTTGGATGTGACCGCCACCACCTCGGGCACGGGGTGGAGTAGCACCATCACGGCGGTGCAGTCGGCGGGGTTGCCTGCTGGGGTTTACCAATGGGCCAGCTATGCCACCAAAACGGGCGTGCGGGTGACGCTGGAAACAGGAACGTTGACCGTGACCCCCAACTTGGCCACGGCCAACAGTACCTTTGAGGCCCGTAGCCATAACCGCAAAATGCTAGATGCCATTGAGGCCATGCTGGAAAGCCGCGCCACGAAAGAGCAGCAAGAATACACCATTGGGACGCGGTCCCTGAAGTACATCCCGATTTTGGAATTGTTGCAACTTCGCGAATCGTACAAGCGCGAGGTTTTTAACGACCAACAGGCCGAACGACTGGCCAAAGGCATGCCCACCCACAACCGTTTGTATGTCAGGATGCGGTGATGCTGGGGTTTTTTAAAAAAAAGCAGCCGCCTACCCGTATCCCTCAGCCCGCGCCTGCGCAACCCGTATTTTTTCCCCGCTATCACGCTTTGGTGCCTTTTTTTCGTGAAATTCGCAATTTCAGCGCGGGGGTTGTCACGCGTTTAAACGATGTGTTTACGGGGTCTTTTGGCACCGTCAACAGTGATTTGATGGGGCAACTGGAACTGATGCGGGCGCGGTCACGGTCCCTGATGCGGGACAATAACCACGCCAAGCGGTTTATCCAAATGTGTGCCACCCACATCGTGGGGCCCAACGGGTTTTTGTTAAACGTGCAAGGGCGGCGCGGGGGCAAGCTGAATCAGAAAACCAACGATCTGATCGAAGATAGTTTTTACAAATGGGCGCGGCGCGGGGTGTGTGAATCCACGGGCCATTTGTCTTTTGTGGGTGTGCAGGAATTGCTGGTGAAAACCCTTGTCCGTGACGGCGAGGCCATTGTAAAAAAGATCAAGGGCACCGCGGCGGGCAACGCTTGGGATTTTGCCCTGCAGGTTTTGGCCGTGGACCGTTTGGACACAGGGCTGAATAAGCGTTTGGACAACGGCGGCATCATCAAAATGGGCGTGGAATTGAACGCCGTGGGGCGGCCTGTGGCGTACCATTTCAAGGGATCCAACCCCGCCGAGGTCTACACGGGCAACGCCCTGCAACAGAAAACCGAGCGCATCCCCGCGGATCAGATTCTGCATATCTTTTTGCCCCTAGAGCCGGAGCAAGTGCGGGGGGTGCCATGGATGCACACGGCCATGGAAACCCTACAAAAGCTGGGGACTTTTCACGATGCGGCCCTGATTGCGGCCAACGTGGGGGCCGCCAAGATGGGGTTTTTCACAACAGCCGAAGGATCGTCGCTGGGTTTGGCCGATAGCCAAGACAGCCAAGGGCGATTGATGACAACGGTGGAGGCGGGCGTGATCGATTCTTTGCCCGCGGGGACAACATTTCAGTCCTTTGACCCAACATACCCCGAGGCCAACTATGGCCCCTTTGTAAAGTCGTTTTTGCAAGCGGCGGCCTCGGGTCTTGGGGTGTCCTATGCCACACTGGCTAACGATCTGGAGGGGGTCAATTATTCGTCGATTCGGGCGGGCGTTTTGGAAGAGCGCGACAACTGGATGCTGCTGCAAAACTGGTTTGCTGAGGCTTTTTTAATCCCCGTTTACGAAGCATGGCTGGATATTGCGATTTTGAAGGGCCTGATTCTTAGCGATCGCGGCATACCCTTGTCCGTTCGGGATCGGGGGGAGGCCATGCGCCACGTCTGGCAAGGCCGCCGCTGGGCGTGGGTGGACCCGCTAAAAGACATTGAGGCCACCATTGCCGCCATCAATAACGGCCTGATGAGCAGAACAGAGGCCGCCGCCCAACAAGGGCGCGACCTGTATGACGTTTGGGCACAGCTGCAAAAAGAGCAAGACGACGCAAAGAATTTAGGCCTGAATTTTTCGCTTGGCAGCGGTGTTGCCCAAGATACGGTTGATCCACAGCAGGATAATATCCCATGAAAACAAACGTCAAATGTACACGCACCTTGCAGATCAAAACCGCGGATTTACAGCCGTCGGAAAATCGCACTGTGACGCTGGCTTTTAGCTCGGATGTACCCTACGAGCGCAGCTTTGGCATGGAAATTTTGGGCCACCGCAGCCAAGAGATTCGTTTGGATCGCTTGCAAGCGGGGGCCAATTTGTTGGTCAATCATGACCCTAACGATGTCATCGGTGTTGTGGACAGCGTCACCATTGACGAGGGCGACGGTCTGGCAAGGGCCGTTGTCCGTTTTGGCCGCAGCGCACGGGCCGAAGAGATTTATCAAGATGTGACGGACGGTATCCGTCGGTCCGTGTCCGTCGGTTACGTCGTTTACAAGTTTGAAGAAATTAAGGGCCAAGGCCAAAACAGAGTCTTTAGGGCCATTGACTGGCAGCCCTACGAAATCTCCCTCGTGTCCATCCCCGCTGACATCAGCGTCGGTGTGGGGCGGTCGGACGATACCCCCCCTGAACCACAACTCGAACTTGAACCCCAAACCAAAGCCCTAACCCCCATCACCATCACAGAGGAACCCAAAATGACCGAAGCCCTGACCCAACACGACCCCCAAGCCCGCATCAACGGCATTTACGAACTGAAGGCCTCTTATGGCAGCTACGTCACCGAGAAAGACGTGGAAACCGCGATCCGCAGCGGCCACAGCGTCGAGCAATTCAAAGACACGGTTATGTCCAAAATGTCCACAAAGCACATGGACACCAGCAGCCAGTACATCGGGATGAATAAAAAAGAAGTCCGCAACTTTTCTTTGATGCGCTTGATTCAGGCCCAATTGACTGGTGACTGGTCGCAGGCTGGCCTTGAGCGGGAAGCCGTTGTGGCTGC